CGCTAAAGCCACTACCAACATTGACGGTAATTTGCTTCCCGTCGTCTTGTCCGGAGCAAACGAGTGCTCCAAGTCTTCCCACATTTCTACCAGTGCCTTCTTCAACATCTGTTACCTCCAATGATACCTCAATGAAAGGCTTTAACTTCAGCCAAGAGTGTGTACGTTTACATTCATAAGGAGCATTAGGATCCTTAATCATGATACCTTCATAACCGCCATCAATAGCAGCTTGGTTAATTTCTTTAAAACGCTTTTTGCCTTCTGCGTCATTGAGATCAACTAGTTCATGACCAACAACTGATACGTTAGGCATTTCGTCTTTATATGTCTTGTGCCAATAATACAACATAGCACTACGGTCTTCTTGTCCTTTGTCCCATCCGCCTTGTTCAAAATTAGCAAGTGGAAGAAAGTCAAACAAGTGAAGTACAGCGTCATTGGCTTGTACATTGTCTTTACGGTGTACTTGTTTCATTAAGTCTTGGAAACTGCTACTCATTACTTCGCCATCAAGTACAAAATCAACGTTCTTAGTAGTACCATGCTTTTTAATTACAGCACTAATTTGTTCAGCAATGTGTGGAAAGTTTACTAGTTCTTTACCATTACGACTAAACATGTCAACACGACCGTCTGCACGAACAACAGTAATGACGCGAACCCCGTCCAGCTTAACTTCGATATACTTGCGTCCCACAACCTTTTCTTCGTGATTAGCACTATCGTGAGCAAGTTGGCAACTAAACACAGGGATAGCAAAATTAGCATACTTCTTCTCCACAACTTTGTTAATGGTCTTTTCGCTTGTGCCGCAGCGTAAATCTTTAATAAGGATACGGCGGTACCAACCATTCCATTCTGCCTTAGTGGCAGTGTTCATCATCGCGTCAACGGCAGAGCGGGCAACGTTGCCGGTGAGCTCACGATTACGTAAACGCTCAACGACACTAGTAAAACCAGCCCAAGATAAGCCAGGGCCATCTTCATTTGTTTTCTCCGGTATTTGTTTAAGACCAAAAGTAATCATAGAATCAAGTGCAAGACGACAGCCTTCAAAGAATTCAGTGTTACCTGCTTCTGCTTGCGCAAGAATAATGCCTTCTTTGTTAAGACGGCTAGAATGATCTTCTAAAGTGGAAATAACATACTGACAAGGATCGCTCACATAAACTCCATTGATTAACTTTAATAACTGTAGTATACAGTCTAGTTATCAATAAGTCAAGTGATTTGTGGTCTTAAATGGCTTGCCAACATACGCATATTCTAATTGGTGAACAATCTTTTTCTTCATTTGGCGCACTCTTGGATGGTTATGATTCCAATCAAACGCTGCTAAGAAGCGGTAGTATGTTGTTTTTTTGTGACGTTTAGCCTGCATACTGTCCAAATATTTTTGGATCCTGTTTCTATCGTATCCAAAACGATCAATTAAATCGCAGGCAATATTAAAACTAAAGGCACCCATTTCGTCACGATCGCCGTAGTATTGTTGGTCAACACGCTGTTTGTGTAAGTATGCAGTGCTTTCGTAACCTGGGATAGCTTTGAAGTTTCTACTGCGGTACTGACGCATGTGAATAATTTCATGTAAGATTGTATCAGCAAATAGCTGACATAACCTTACCCAGCGATATTCCGTTATTTTAATTGCAGTGTCTTTTGGGTGATAGCTTAGAACTATTTCAATAAAACGGGTGTAATAGTGTTTATCGTATTCGCTATAGTATGCTCCGCCCATGTAGATTAACCCACGCTTTTGACTAGCGTCATTTTTTCTACTAACAACTTTAACAGGAAGGTGTGATTTAATATGCGTACTTAATAGTTTTTGTAGATCGTTAATTGCGAACTTTTTGCCGACTATCTCTCGACCTGCGCTGTATAGCATACTGTACAGGTTATTACGGTCTAAAAGGCTCCAGTTAAAATCCTTACGCATCTTAATCTCCGGATGAGCACTATTATTTAGTAGCCCACCCGGAAATTAAATTAAGGACGTTTTTCGATAACTTTATCAGCTAATCCGTATGCAACTGCTTCGTCTGCACTTAAAAATGTGTCAAATTTCATAGTTTCAAACAATTCTTCGTACTTTTTGCCCGCAGTATTGTGTTTAACATACAGTTCAGTTAATCGCTTATTAATGCGAATTGACTCTTCAATAGCACGTTTTGCGTCTTCAAACTCTAGCTCTTGTACGTGTACGCTACCGCTAGTTCCACGAGTTCCGGAACTAACACGGTGAATCATTGTGCGTGATTCTGGGAGGACGTATCGTTTGCCTTTGGCTCCTGCTTGTGCAAGGAAACTTCCCATAGAGCAGGCTTGACCAAGTACATAGGTAGCCACATCAGGTTTAATGAACTGCATAGTATCGTATATTGCCAATCCAGCAGTAACTGACCCACCGGGTGAATTGATAAAGAAGGTAATGTCTTCATTTCCTTGACTCTCCAAAAATAATAGTTGTGCAACAATTACGCTAGATGTGTGTTCATTAACATCTGAATCTAGCATAACAATGCGATCTTTAAGTAAGCGACTATAAATGTCGTAGGCACGTTCGCCTTTTGGTTCTGATTCAATAACTGTCGGGATTAGTCGCGTCATTATTACTCCATTGTTAAATTAAAATCTTTATCATGCTGGCTTAGATAAAAACAAGCCATCTTAAACATAGCACGAGCATGTTCTACATCTCGTGGTACAACAATTATAGTGCCATCACGCATTGCTTGCAACTCTGCTTTAGCCATCTCGAATTCAATGTCCATTTCTTCATAGTCATGACTCATGTCTTCAAGTTCTTGTGCGGTTAACATTATGCTGCCTTTTTACTCTTAACTTCTAATTTTTCTTCTGGAACTGGTACTGGTTCACCACCATCTGGATCATCAGTAGGACCGCCCTCGTCTTGAAGTTGACTCTTAAAAAAGTTGAGTTGATCGATCATTTGTTGGCATCCAGCTGCGTTCATTGTAATTTCACTGTACCCCATGCTAAATGCAACTCGATTATTATCAGTTAAACCTAACCGATAAAAAATCTTAGCAGGCTCTTCTTTCTTCTCAGGCAACGGAAGTGCTTGCTTATCATCAATTCCGTACTCTCTGTGATCTGGAAATTTAACTACATTAGACTCTTTGTCTTTCTTGCCGAATAAATTAAACATATTTCTATCCCAAGTAATGTCCATGTTAAGCCATCTACCAAATGGCGGAATTGCAAACGGTAAACATAGTACAGTAATCCATACTGTCTGTGCAAGCCAAACCGGCACAAAGTCATTAACAAAAATGCAGTACATTCCAACTGCTAAGTAGAGGGCACCTGTCCAAAACATGTAGTGCCCTCCACTACGTTGCCAAATTATTTGGCGCCACATATTACTTGCCTACGTTAATGAAAGGAACTGCACCAGACATAACATTTGGCAAGTTACCATCCCATTTTTCAATTGCTTTCAATTGAACGTATTGAGCACCGCCTTGGGTTTGAATAGCTTGTGCTTGGATAGCAATAGCCTTTGCTTCGCCTTCTGCCTTAGCAATACTTTGCTGAGCTTCAACTTTAATACGTTCCAAGTCTTGTTCAGCCTTTAATTTAGATTGTGTAGCAATAACTTTAGCTTCAATAGCCTTTTGATAATCTGCACTAAATCCAAAGTTAACCAAACTAATACCTTGTACTTCGATATCAAAAGGAGCAACCTTTTCCTTAACGTGTGCTAGGATTTCAGAGCTAACAACGTCACGCTTAGTAATCAGTTCTTCACTATTGTAGTGAGCAGTTACCGCTTTGAACGCTTCGTTAACACCTGGGCCAAGAATCTTATCATCAACATTAAGACCAAATTGTCCGTAAATGTAAGGAACCTTTTCTGGGTTCATACGATACTGTACAACCACATCAGTGTGAACTTGCTGCAAGTCTTTAGTGGATGCGCTAGCACCAGTTAAGTCTGCTCGCTTAACACGCACTTCAACATCTCTAACAGAACTAATTGGATTAACCCAATTAACACCAGCCTGTAGTGCAGTTGGATTCACTGTGCCCATTGTAGTCTGCACACCAACATGTCCTGGAGGAACAATAGTAAATGACTCTACAACAATTGCTAATGCTACGAGCAAAAACGGCAATGGTGCATATTTACGACCCGGATTGACTGTTACATAACCAGTCGCTTCTCGTTTTTCATACGAGATAAAATAAAGTGCTCCAGAGGCAACAGCAGCCAGGAGAATTGCAAGAATAATTGTGAACATATACTTCCTTTAATATTAATTTGAAATGGTTACGTGACCAATAACTGCACCGGGTTTTTGTAGTGCAGCATCCCGTCGAGTTTTATACTCTACGTTATCTACAGGCATCAACTCAATTGACGACACTGACGACACTGGCTTTTTCTCTACAGCTGGCTCGTCAAGTTCCTTAAATGCTTCAGGAGCACGTTTTCCAGCAGCTTCTCTCTCTGCGTGTGCTTCTTTAGCTTTCTTTAGGATATTAGCTTCACCTGTAGGAAGTGCTATAAGAACGTAAGTATTAAATTTACCGTTAGGTGTAACGACTCGTTTAATTTGCTCTTGTTGAACACCAGTCATATCAACTCCTGGACATGCACTCTTAGTAGCACGTTCGTTAAGTTGAGTTCGACTGTTTTCGCCTTCTGACGAATATGTCTTAGTCATTGAGCTAGTTTTACCGCCAGCGGCCATACACAGTTTGCCGTAAGCATCGTTCTTAGCATACGCATCTGCGTCAGCCATACTGAACGAACTACC